GTGGTTACAGTGACTACTCTACAAGTAATTGGGCAAGGCGAGAGTCTGCACTTACATCAACAGAAACAGCGGCTATAGAACAATATGGTTTATTCAATCTAGCAGACTTCTTGCCCAAGCGTCCAGACGAGACAGCTCTTAAAGTTATGAAAGAGATGTTTGAAGCATCAGTAGATGGGCAACCATATGATGCAGACAAGTGGGGCAGTTACTTCAGACCAGCAGGTGTAGTTATTGCTAACGCACAACCTGCAACTGAAAGTGCTCCTGCGGCACAGCCTGCTCCTACACCACAAACTACAGTAGAAGCACAACCTGAGCCTGTAGTAGAAGATGCTGAGCCAGCAGAAGCAACTGCTCCTGTAGAGGCTAGCAAACCATCAAGCCAAAGAGCAGAAGACATTTTGGCTATGATTAGAAATAGACAAAAGTAATACCTCCTAGTAGTAAGTAGTTAGAAGTGGGTACCCAGGTGGGTACCTGCTTTAATACTACAAATATATGTTTACACAACTCGATTACGAACTATTTCCCGACACACCTGAGGTATATAAACTACCGTCAGGCAAACTTGTGGCTAAAATACTTAAAAATGCCTCAAGTAGCATAGATAAAGAAGGATACAAGTTAGCAACTCTTAAAGAAATACAACAAGCACAAGCAATTACAGTTTACTGGCGAGAACCTATTGCAAGGTTCAAAAGTGGTGTAAGTACGTTTGTACACCAGACTGGCATTAGTATGCATACGGCTGTGAAGTATTTGTTTTTAAATAAACATTATGCACCACAGTTTTACACTTTAATTAACTTGCATCGTTATATGAACGAGCAAACAAGTTTTGTGTTTAAAAGCATAGATAAAATTAGAGAAGTAACAGTATTTCACGAACGACCCTATAATACAATGGATGTGCCTGTGTCTGACAAAGTACAGTTCTACATGACTTGTGATAAGATGATATGGGACAACTACATAGATGAACAAGTACATTTTGACGAACTAATGCGTGTACTTCGTATAAACTATAAGGAATACTATAAAGAAGTTTTTGAGCATAGTAAAAACATACATGAAAGCATTTAAAGAGCTAGAGTGTCACGGTATAATCCATATACAGCGAGAAATATTGGAGCATCTTGCACACTACACATTAGAAGAAGGATGGAACGACATAGATGAGGCTACTTGTCTACGTAGTTGTCCTACTCTTATGAATTGGCTAGTTAAGGATCTTAAACTACACCCTAGGGACATTGCTTGTACATACCTTACTAGACACTTAGACTTACACGTAGATGCAAAACCAGTAGTTGCTAAACTTAACATACCTATACAAAATTGTGTTGGTAACATCAACTATTGGTATGATGAGGATATTAGTTACAGACCAAAAATAAAAGACAAGTTTGATAGAGAAGTATATGACTTAAAAGGCTGGGTAGCAAACTCAGAGATAATTACACACAAGTTCTTTACAAAACCAATCGTGTTTAACAGTCAAATACCACACGGTGTAAAGATTGAGTATGGGCCACGTATTGTATTAAGTATAACATTTTTTAATGAACCAGTAAATGAATTGCGTTAGATTTAGACATTTTGCAAGATTGAACCCAGACGGCACAGTTAGTCGTTGCGGGCATATGGTTAATGCACCTCGCTTCGAATCATTTAATGAAATGAATGCCAGTGAGTGGAATCAAAACTTAGGTAACTGGCCCGATGAATGTATACGTTGTCGTGTTAGTGAAAACGAAGGCAAAGAAAGTATTAGACAGTTTGCTGAAAAGCAACATCAAGAACTACATAACATACGCAGAGATTATCTTATTATAGGCGGGGTACTAGACAATGTTTGTAATAGTGCCTGTCAACATTGTAACCCACACTTAAGTACAAAGTTTGGTGCTATTGCCAACAAAACGATAGCAGTAGACAACACAGACAAGTTTTATGACTTTCCGCAAGAGCGTATTGTAAAGTTAGACATAAATGGCGGTGAGCCCACGGCGAGTCCCAACTATAAAAAACTGTTAGAGTATTTGCCACCTAATATACGTTATGTGAGAATAAACACTAACGGTAGTCTTAAAATAGATCCTAAGCCATTACTAAAACGTGACATAGATGTTACAATAACAATGAGCTTGGACGGCATAGACAAAGTACACGATTACTTGCGTTGGCCCGTTACTTGGAAAACATGGCTAAAGACTTTTAACTATTACAAACGTTTTAAAAATGATAACTTTCATTTAGACTTATGGTCTACTATAAGTGCATTAAACATTGGTGACTTCAATAACATTAAACAATTTGTAGAAAGTAAACAAGTTAATTGGTCATGGGCATTTTTAGAATCACCAGATGTACTAAGTGTAAGGCACACAAACTTTTTAACAGAGCCACACAAAGACTTGTTTGAGAATGTTGTAGGCACTGAACAAGATAACAGTCATAAACTTACAGAGTGGATGCTGTATCAAGACACTATTCGAAAAATTAACTACAAGGACTACTTATGAAAATAGCAATTACAGGTGGTAGCAATGGCATTGGTAAAGCCATAGTAGAGCATTATGTTAAAAAAGGACACACAGTATTAGATTACAGTAAACGTAATGGATGGAACATACAACATCACGAACGTATAGCAGAACGTGTGTCACAAGCAGATTGGTTCTTTAACAACGCACAACAAGGTTACGCACAAACAGAACTATTGTTTGATGTATATGAATACTGGCGAGATAAACCAGGTAAAAAGATTATTAACATCAGTAGTATGATGGCAGGTATGCCTGTTAGTTGTTTAGAAGGTTATGACATGATGAAGTATCATCATCAAAAACGTACACTAGAGTCCGCAGTAGAAGTATTGCGTAACAACTTGACTTGGCCTCAGTTAGTTATTGTGCGTCCAGGCAAAGTTGACACACAAGGTGAAGGCGGTGCTAATGTTACAGCATGGGTAGAAAAACTTACTAACATATTGGACCATGACCAAGTTGGCATGGAAGTATACGACATTAGTCTAGCATAATGGACGCAAAAGAATACGTTACAAGTCCTGTACGTTGCCCTGTTCCTTGGACAGGCATGATGGTCAACCATAATGGACAAGTCAAAAACTGTATAAGAGCATACGAGGACATAGGCGATCTTAAAACGATGTCTATACGTGACATTGTCTCTGGAGATAAAAATCGAGAAGTACAACAAACACAACAGTCTGGTAAAGAACATGCGAGTTGTCAAGGCTGTTATGAACTGGAGAGACAAACTACCGGTATAAATGTTATTAGTGACAGAAAGTACTATATCAAAGAACTGAAAAATGTAGATAAAGGTATATATGACCATAGCACACATGAACTACATCAAATTGATATACGTTGGCAAAACACTTGTAACTTTACCTGTATATACTGCGGTCCAGAGTTTAGTAGCAAATGGGAACAGGATCTAGGCATTGCACAACCTAAGCCAAGCAAAGACACTTATAAAGACTTGCGTAATTATGTTTTTGAAAACATAAAAACATTAAAAAACGTTTACCTAGCAGGCGGCGAGCCCATGCTAATGACAGAGAACGAAGAACTCTTAGAGTTACTCTTAGAGTTCAATCCCGACGTGAGTCTGCGCATCAACACTAACCTTAGTCATACCAATACTCGAGTGTTTGACTTAGCATGCCAATTTAAGAATGTACACTGGATAGTGAGCGCAGAAACAATGGGTGCAGAGTACGAGTATATTCGTTATGGTGGAGACTGGGCAACTTTTTGTAGTAACTTACGTTGGATCAAAGACCTAGGACATAAGATAACATTTAATATGTTATACTTTGCTCTTAATGCGTATAGCATGTTTGATTTTATTGACAAATTTAAAAATGACTGGAACTTTCATCCAAATGCATTTGTAATAGGACCAATAACAGGGCCGGTAGAACTTAACATTCGGCATCATAGTAAATTGACACTAGAAAAAATAAGTGTTATACTACGTAAACGAATAAACGAAAACCTAGGACATCTATTAGAAAACAGTTATAGAAATTTACTGAGATATATACAAGAGCCGTTTGAAAAAAATCCAAACAGCACGATTGAATACTTACAGTGGATAGATGCTCGCAGAAGTACAGACAGTGAGCAAATATTCCCTGACATTTATAAACTTATGAGGCAATAACATGGCACAAAAACCCTTCGACGTATCAAAATTTAGAAAAGGCCTAACTAAAGCCATTGATGGTATTAGTTTTGGCTTTAACGATCCTACAGACTGGATCTCAACAGGCAACTATGCCTTAAACTATCTTATCAGTGGAGACTTTAACAAAGGTGTGCCACTTGGCAAGGTAACTGTATTTGCAGGTGAGTCAGGTGCAGGTAAGAGTTACATTTGTTCAGGTAACATTATTAAAGCCGCACAAGAACAAGGAATTTATGTTGTACTAGTAGATAGTGAGAACGCTCTAGATGAAGCATGGTTACATGCACTAGGTGTTGACACCAGCGAGGACAAATTGTTGCGTTTAGGTTTGGCTATGATTGATGACGTAGCAAAAACTATTAGTCAATTTATGGCAGACTATCGTGCGACACCAGAAGATGACAGACCTAAAGTATTATTTGTAATTGACAGTTTAGGTATGTTGCTGACACCTACAGACGTTGACCAATTTGACAAAGGTGACTTGAAAGGTGACATGGGTCGTAAACCTAAAGCACTAACCGCACTAGTGCGTAACTGTGTTAACATGTTTGGTAGTCACAACGTAGGTATGGTATGTACTAACCACACATACGCATCGCAAGATATGTTTGACCCAGATGACAAGATCTCAGGCGGTCAAGGCTTTATCTATGCATCATCTATTGTAGTTGCTATGAAGAAACTAAAACTGAAAGAAGATGAGGACGGTAACAAGATTAGCGAAGTAAAAGGTATTAGAGCAGGCTGTAAAGTAATGAAGACTCGTTATGCAAAACCATTTGAAGGTGTACAAGTTAAGATCCCATATGAAACAGGCATGAATCCATACAGTGGATTAGTAGACTTGTTTGAGAAAAAGAACTTGTTACAAAAAGATGGCAATAGGCTCAAGCATGTAAATGCTAAAGGTGAAGAAACTAAAATGTACCGTAAAGAGTGGGAACGCAACGAAGAAGGTTGCTTGGATGCTATCATTAATTCGTGGGGTCAAATTGAAAAATCTACTGAAGAACCCACAGTAGAAGTTACCAATGAGGAACCGGAAGTTGTAGATAGTGAGTAGTTATTGCTCTCAAAAATTTTGGTGGCTAACTATAGAACCTGAGCGGCGGCAATTACAATCGTGTTGCGCCGCTTATCCGCATAAAATAGACACTACTTGGTTAAAAGACAATCCAGGTAACTTGTTTAATATACCTATACTAACACAAGAGCGTAAGGATATGTTGGATGGGATACAGGTTTCTAGTTGTGAAGGTACGTGTTGGGCTCCCGAACGTCAAGGAAAGTCTAGTAGACGACTTGTTATGGGATCAGACAAAGTAACACATACTAATATAACAACGGAACCAGAAGTATTACATATTAATCTTGGCAGTGATTGTAATTTAACTTGCGTGTACTGCACAAAACAATACAGTACTGCTTGGCTTAGAGACATAGCCGACAACGGTGCATACCTCAATGAGGCTAGGTTTGATATAAATGTTAACGATAAAATTTTATTAAAGTTAGGGCAAAAGAAAATAGATCAAACAGAGTCTTATAATTTACTGATAGATGAAATAGTTAAGTATAAGAATTACGAGTTTGTATCTATAAGCGGAGGCGAACCTTTTTTAAACAACAGTTTAACTAAGTTGCTAAAAAACTTTACGAATCCTGTTAAGTTATATACTGGCTTAGGTGTTAATACTGATAGGTTAGAACGTATACTTGAGGATGTAAGCGACAATGTGGAGTTTATGGTTAGTGCTGAAGGATTGGGCGCCAGTTACGAGTTCGCTAGATATAATAACAGTTATGAAAGGTTTACACGGAACTTAGAACTTTTGCAACAAGCAGGAAAAGTGTCATTTAGTAGTGTGTTATCAAACTTAACCATTTTTAATTTTAAAGAATTTGAGGACAAATACGCTGACTATGATATAGACATGGTATTTTGTAATGAACCAGACTATCTTGCATTAAATGTATTAGACGACAAAAGTAAAGAGCATTTACAGTCAGTGCAATTCAAAAACAAAGATAACTTTATAAAACAATCTATACAGACACCCTGTACTACAGAACAACACAGAAACCTAGTTGTATTTTTAAAAGAATTTGTAAAACGTCGAAATCTAGACTTAACAATATTTCCAACGTCATTTGTTAACTGGTTAAATGAACTACCTAACTAAAATACATTATAGCAGTCTACTATCACAGCCTATTAATCAAATTTATAAAGATTTAAAGGCAGTGTATAAAGGTGCGTTTGCTGACGACGAACGCATTCTTTTTATTGATGATGTCTTAGACTCTGATGCTAAAGAACACTTAGAGCGTTACCTTAGCAAGTTATTTGTACATTTAGACATTGATACATTCTTTGTTGAGAACATAAACAGAGGCAATTTATCAATAGACAATCCCACAAACTACAACATACCAGATACAATTTGTATGACGCCGTGGGCAGGACTAGAGATAGACGTTGACAGTAGTTTACATCGTTGTTGTTTATGGGATAGGCAACTGGGCGAAGACACTACAAGTATTGTTGAATACTTTGCAAGTGATAAACAACAAGAACTTAAGCAACAACTCATACTAGGAAATAAGCCTGGTGCGTGTAACAAGTGTTGGCAAGTTGAGGAACAGGGTGGTGTTAGTAAACGGTTAAACGATGAATATGTGTTTAGAGAACACAAGTTTGACATAGACTACAATGACCTAACATCAAACAAGATATTAAACTTAGATATCAAGTTAGGCAACAAGTGTAACCTAGCATGTAGAATATGCAGTCCTAGATGTAGTAGTACGTGGGGTCGTTATGCAGATGCAGAAACGGTAGAGTTCAACTGGTTAGCAAATGAGTCTAGTACATTTTGGTCTGATATTATCAGCATCAGTAAAGACGTAAGATACATTACATTTGCAGGTGGTGAACCACTACTAGACAAAACACATAGAAAACTGTTACAATACTTTATAGATGCAGGACTTAGTAGACAAGTTACACTTCATTATAATACTAATGGCACAGTATTTGCAGATTTTTTGTTTGACTATTGGGACCAGTTTAAAGCAGTTGAGCTAAGTTTTAGTATTGATGCTGTGGGCAAACGTTTTATGTACGAACGTTTTGGATCTACTTGGAGAACAGTTTCTGCCAATTTACGCAAATATGCAGAAACCGAGTACACATGTAATATCTATGCCACAGTAACTAATATAAATGTAATGTACGCAAACGAAGTGTTTGAATTAGGCGAGCAACTAGGAATGCCAGTTACATTTAGTGCATTGTCTAATCCAGCGGAGTTGACAGTTACAAATTTGCCTAGTATAGTAAAGGAAAATGTTAGAACAAAATTATTGTCACTAAGTAATCAAAACTTTAAGGACAAAATAGAACCTATTTTGGATATAATGGATTCTAAAGAAGGTATAAGTAGTGTACGGGAATATCTGGAACCCCAAGATCAAAAAAGAGCAACGCTCTTTGGCGATTATTATCCAGAACTAAATTCGCTTTTAAGTGAGGAAAATTAAATGTCAGTTGAATTAGACGTATTAACAGAAACATACTTGATTATGAAAGAGTATGTACCCAGTAAAGATAGACAAACAGCCGCAGATCAATTAGTGGGCAATCTAGTAGACATGGGAATTGCAGACCCAGAGTTCGAAAAGTTTTGTGCTACAGATTCTTATCTAAAAAGAGCCGCTGAAGATTACCTCGATGAAGAGGACGGCGATGACGACATGGACGAACTAGAATTTGACGACTAATGTGGTATAACAAAGTAGTTCAAGACTTGGCTTTTTTGCCTGACTTCATTGCACACTACAACAATGAGTTAGACGAAGCCAAACAGGAAGTTAAGATATGGGGCAACGTAGAGAAGTCCCTTACTAACTTGCCTGGTGTAACTGAACATAGATTTAATCAGTTACAAGAGATAGAAGCAGTCTTAAACTATCTTAACATTGAACTACGACGCATTAGACGTAAATGGTTTAAGAAATATCTAGAAGGCTATCAACGTGCGTTGACCAGTAGAGATGCTGAGAAGTATGTTGATGGTGAGGACGAAGTAGTAGACTTTGAAACGCTAATTAATGAAGTTGCGCTACTTCGTAATAAATGGTTAGGTATTATGAAAGGCCTGGAAGCCAAACAATGGCAACTAGGTCACATTACAAGACTGCGAACAGCAGGTATGGAAGATGTAAGCGTATGAGACAACTAACACCAGAAGAAAGTCACCAGCAAAGTTTGTTTACACTAGAAGCACTGTATAAACACGATGACTTAATGGACAGTATTCGTAGTGTAGCAGATGTTGGTTGTGGTGCAGGCTTAGACATAAAGTGGTGGGCAGAGTGCGCAAGTAGAGACGACCCACCTATCCCACATAACTACAAATGTTTCGCTGTTGATTTGAAACCTAGTATAAAATATAACCTACCAAAAAATTTAAAAGTTGTTGAAAACGATTTTACAAAGGCTCCCTTCCTTCCTACAAAGGTTGATCTGATATGGAGTCATGATAGTTTAGGATATGTACAAAATCCCTATGACACGTTAAGAGTTTGGAATGAACAAATGAACGCTGGTGGTATGTTGTGTGTAATATTACCACAACTGCACAACATTGAATATAATAGGACACACATCCATCATTTACCAGGACACTTTTATAATTTTAACATTATAAACTTGGTGTTCATGATGGCGTGTGCTGGCTTTGATTGTAAAGATGGTTTGTACTACAAAGCCAAAGATGACCCTTGGTTACATGCAGTAGTCTACAAAAGTAAAGTTAAGCCGATGGATCCTATGACAACTACATGGCATGATCTTCGTGATAAGAAATTGTTACCTAAAAGTTTTGAGGAAAGTATAGATAGATTCAACCACGTAACTAATCAACCTCATTTATTACTACGCTGGATCAGCGGGCATTTATTTGATTTAGCACAAACGGCCTAAGTCTGCGCCAAGGTGTGCCTTCTTGAATCTCATCTAAGAACCATTCTGTATTACGTAACTTTTTAATCCACTGTTTGCGATCCTGTTTATTAGGTACTAGAGGAGTTGCGTAGTCTGTTCTAGCAACAGGCATTGCTAGACTTTCTTTAGAAACAATAGCAGGTACTCCTGCAATAATGGCTTCTATTGCCGATCCTCCGGTGGGACTTACTACGTAGTAAACATCATCTAAAGTATCTAAAAAATCTGTATCATCTTTATCACCCTGTCTATTTGGTTGTTCGACTTGGTATCTATTGTGAACACTTTGTGCGACAGGATATCTTGGATGTGGTCTAACAATGATCTCTTTAGTGGGGTGAAATATTTTTATACGTTGTACGACTTGATCTAACCATGTGCTGGTGTCTGGCATATGACGCCATAACTGACTTGCTTCGTTCTGACAGCAAATAACAATCTTAGATCCTGTACCTAAAAACTTACGAGGCACAAAGTCAAAACGTTCATGTCTGCCTTCTATTATAGGATGATCTAAATGACCATAGTAACCTGTGTTGTCTATGTGGTTAACACTAATGCGCCATGACTCGTTGCGCTTTAACACACCCACTTCTATAATTACAACAGGTTTGCCTTGGCTACGAAAATGATCGTATACTGCTTGGTTACCTTGCATACGCCCACGCCATAACACACTCCATATTACAGCAACATCTGCTGACATATCTTCGTGTACTATCTGGTCTGTTTTTGCTACAGTGTTCTCAAATGCCTTATAAATATCTTGACCAGCAAGTGCAACATTGTTGTGCCAAAAGCTAATTTTCATAAAACATATTTAATATGATACTAGGTGTAAGTTACGGTTTCCACGATGCAGGCGTAACGCTAATCAACGAAAAAGAAATACTATTTGCAGGACATACTGAACGTTTCAGTAAGCACAAGCACGACAACTGGATCAACAAACAGATATTTGAAGAAGCATTTCAGTATGGCAAGCCTGACAAAATAATCTATTACGAAAATCCCTGGAATAAAAAATTTAGACAAGCATTTGCAGGACAATGGGACGATGCATTACAATGGCCCACAGTAAAAACAAACTTACGTTACTTTACAGGACTGTCAGATATTCCGGTTTACTATGCCGATCATCACGAATCACATGCCGCCGCTGGCTTTGCAACTAGTCCATTCGAAAGTGCCGCAGTTGTTGTGGTAGATGCTATAGGCGAGTGGGATACTATGAGTATATGGCATGCTGTAGAAGACTTTGATGGAGAAGTAGAATACGAAAAACTTTGGTCAAACAAGTATCCCCATAGTATTGGACTAATGTACTCTGCGTTTACACAACGAGTAGGTCTAAAGCCACTAGATGAAGAATATATCCTAATGGGCATGAGTGCATTTGGTGATGGCAAACTTAGTAGTACTATCAAGAGTGACCTAATAAGTGATCCTCGGAGACTTAAATTTAGCAAAAATATGCACTTGGGCATTGAAAAAGACTACTTAAAAGACTCTAAAGACACTGATATTGCCGCAGGTGTACAAGTACTAACGGAAGAACTGTTAGATGTTGTATTCCGTAAGGCTCGTGACCTAACAGGCGAATCTAGTGTTGTGTTTATGGGCGGAGTAGCACTAAATTGTGTAGCAAACAGGAACATTGGCAAATACTTTGAAGACATTTGGATTATGCCCAATCCAGGTGATGCTGGTAGTAGTCTAGGAGCCGCCGCTATACTACAAGGCACTAAGTTAAATTGGCAACACCCTTATTTGGGTACTGACATACCAGGTGAGTACCCTGTAAAAGAACTTGTAAATTATCTTAAAGAACATAAGATTGCAGGTGTAGCAAGCGGCAGAGCAGAGTTTGGTCCTAGAGCATTAGGACATCGCAGTCTATTAGCAGACCCCCGCGGTATAGAAATAAAGGATGCTGTTAACAAGATTAAAAAGCGACAACTATTCAGACCATTCGCTCCTGCCATACTTGCTGAACATGTACACGATTACTTTGATATGCCTATGGCTTGGGAAGATAGTCCCTACATGCAAGTAGTTGCTACATGTAAAAAGCCCGAAGACTTTCCTGCTATTGTACACGTAGACGGAACTAGCCGTGTACAAACAGTTAGCAAGAACGATAGTCCAGGCTTTAGAAAATTGTTAGAGACATGGTACGCAGAAACAGGTTGTCCTATGTTATTGAACACAAGTTTAAACATTAGGGGAGAGCCCATGGTAGATACTCGTGCTGACGCAGATAGATTTGAAAACAAATATGGAGTAAAGGTTTTCTCGTGAACTTATATTGTCCGGGACATAAAGAAGACAGCAAAGCCTATCGTGTTATGAACCCTTTACATGAGTGTTATGGGTTTAGAAAAATACTAGATTATTCTTGGGACGAAACTGGACCCAGTTTCTTTTGGGGATTTGTAGGCAAAAATTATCACTTAGTTAAAGAACATATTAGACTAGGGCTCAAGTGGTACTTTACTGACATGCCTTATTGGGGTCGTTGGAATGGACTAAAAGAAGCAGTCAATCCAAATATGGATTTTTACTGGCGTATTGTACCTAATGCAACACATGTTACTTGGGTAAATGATTATCCCAATGATAGATTTAAACAATTAGGAGTAGAAGTACATGATTGGCAAACTCGTGGTGATCATATTTTGGTGTGCCCTAGTAGTCCTACTATGGAACGATTCATAGGACAACCTGGATGGACTGAACAAACAGTAGCAACACTAAAACGTTACACGGATAGACCTATTAAAATAAGACACAAGCCTAGAGCACGTGGCACTAGTGGGCCAGCCGCGGCTAGAGTACCTTTTGCAGAAGATGCTAGTAATGCACATGCAGTTGTAACATCAGTTAGCATGTCGGCAGTCGAAGCCGCATGTTTAGGCATACCTGTATTCACTCACGAGCAAGGACCAGCCTCGCCTATAGCTCTGTGGGACCTTAGTAAAATAGAAACTCCTATTAGACCCGATCGTACAAAATGGTTAAATACATTAAGTTATTATCAATTTACTGAAAAAGAAATACGTCAAGGAATACATAACATCAATGATAGTTTCATTCTTACCTAAGAATAAATCAAATACACAGGAACGTATTGTCCATAATATGAGCAAAGGTGCTCAAGGCAGAATTTGGCCCATAGATTGGTGGATAAGGAATCAACGTATTCCTAGCGATACTTCGAGAGTAATTACAGCAGGCATCATACGTGGCGGTGGTGATTTACTAAAATACCTAATTGCAGGTAAACATAAATTTTACTACATGGATCATGCGTATTTTAAGGCTGGCTACAATAAATCAAGCGAGTGGATGCGTGTAACAGCAGATGCGTTCAACTGTAACAAAATTACAGATACAGATTCTACAAAGTTTAACAAAATATTTGATAGAACATTTGAGCTTAAGCCTTGGCGCAGAGATGGACAAACAATTCTAATTTTGCCGCCTACAGATGCAGTAAGTTATGTGTTTGGAAGTCATGAATGGACTAATAAAGTTTTAGAAACTATTAGACCTTTAACAAATAGACAGATAATTGTAAGGGGTAAGCCTGGTGAAGTTATCTTAGATGAAAAAGGCAAAGAGATTGGACGTACTCCGGTTGACCCGACGCAACTTCCTTTAGAACAAGAATTATCAAGAGCACATTGTGTGATTGCTTATCACAGTAGTGTAGCAATACAAGCCGCTATACAAGGGATACCTATTATATGTAGCGAACAATGTGCGGCATATCCTATTAGTAATAATATAATGGACATTGAGAAACTTAAAGAATTTGACAGAATGCCATGGTTGTTTAATTTATGTAACCATCAATTCGAAACACACGAGCTGTTAAGTGGAAGTGCTTGGAGATATTTAGAAAAAGAAAGAAAAACAGATGCATGAACTAAGCGTATTACAAAACGTAAAACAAGTAGAAACTGACCCTTACCCTTATGTTTGTGTAGAAGGCGCACTTCCTGAAAAAAGATATAAAGAATTATGTGAAACATTTCCTATGGAACTTGTTTGTAGTACAAGTCCACATGACAACGGTGTAACATATCGTTATAAGATGAAAGAATGCCGACAGCAACAACCACCTGCAATTTGGCAAGACTTTTTTGCATATCATACAAGTAAAGAATATTTTAATTCTTGTATAGAATTATTTGGTCCTCACATTGCAAAAGCATACGGTGACCAATTCTTGCACGACTTATTACAAGGAAGTGTTACTCCGCGTGATGTAGATAACTCGGGCAGTTATGTAGCAGACTGTCAGTTTGTTGTACACGAACCCGTTGATCAAACGGGCACTACTAGGACACCTCACATAGACAATCCTGTTGAAATATATGCAGGGCTGTTATATATGAGGTTACCTGAAGATGATTCATTAGGTGGTAACTTCACTGTTCATAGTGTACACAAGGAAATTACAGAAGTAAACAAAACACTTGGCAGACAAGTTGCAGATGATATACATCAACCTCAGCGTGAAGTACCTTATCAAGCAAACAATTTTTGTATGTTTTTAAATGTTAAAGGTAGTGTGCATAGTGTAACACCTAGAATACAACCCAGACTACGAAGAAGAAGTATTAACATAATTGGCGAATTCAACGGCAACGGTCGTATGTGGAAAGTAAAAGAAATTAAAACGAAAGTATAATATGGCATTCAATAACATCATGCAGTTAGCGACTGCAACTCTATCTAGTAAAGGTTGTTTTAAGCCTGGAGCAACTGTGGTAGAATGGGGTAATCAAAGATTTAGATACAGCGACAAGTGGATTGATCATTGTGCAAAAGTAAGTGGTAAAAACTTACGAAAACCCACAGAGTTTGTATGGCAGTACTTTGAGGACTTAGGCTTTTCAGATTATCTTGCCATAGACATTAATACTGAATTACGCAGTATTGCAATGGATCTTAACTTTATACTTAAAGACAAGTACAACTATACAACACAATTTGATTATGTAACAAACAATGGCACAGGTGAACACATTTTTGACCAACGTACTGTATTTGAAAACATGCACAACTTATGTAAAGTAGGTGGCACTATTATTTGTGTATTGCCTTTTGCTCCATGGTTTAATCATTGTTTCTATAGTTATCATCCACAACTGTTCAGAGATATCGTAGCCGCAAATGGTTACAAGTGGCAGTTTATGTGGCTGGCACAAAACACAGGTCATTATGCAGACTGTAAAACTAGTATGGACAGTTGGGCATTTTATGAACAGAAGAAGCCACGTAATCCTATTAGCAAATTAGAACAAGTGTATGACAACTTACACAACAGAGACGGCAAAGCACAGAATGTTAGCATTGTTGCCGCATATACAAAAACTACAGACCAACCTTTTCAGATTCCTTTTCAAGGACGCTATGTCAATGATATAGTGGATGATCTCAAAGGAGAATACAGTTCCGATAATGTAGATACAAGACAAAAGGATCATAGAGGTGCAAACTATTAATCCATGCCAACCAACTTGGGAACAATGTATACCCCACATAACTAATTTTAGTAACGCTATTGACATAGGTGCAAGGTACGCACAGTTTACTAGTCTTATACTAGAAAAGTTTCAACATTGTTATAGTTTTGATTACAGACAAACTTCAATAATGGAACGTTATGTAAAACATGAAAACCGATGCACCTTTTACAACTACGGACTTCATGATAAAGAAGAACAGTTGACTGCGTGGGGAGGAGTTATTGTTGAAAGCAGAGATGACCATGTTAGTAGCAGAAAACGTAAAGTGGCAAACCTGCGCACACTAGATAGTTTTAAGTTCGACAACATAGGATTTATTAAAATAGATGTTGAAGGACACGAACTTAAAGTTCTTAAAGGTGCAGTTGAAACAATACAAAAATACAGTCCTACTCTTTGCATAGAACAAAATGATGCTACAGAAAAGTGGGGTAAAGGTAAAAAGTTTGAAGCATTAGAATTTTGTAAAACACTGGGTTATCGAGTAGTTGACCAACAGAAGCACGATTACATACTAGTCAAATAATGTTTGTAACTACAAATCACAAGTTAGGATTTATCCACATTCCTAAGTGTGCAGGAACGAGCGTATATGATGCATTTGCTAGTCCTGGTCCTGATCCACGTCCTCGTTTATATGAGCAAAGGTTAGACATGCCTTGGTCACCGTGGCCCGTATTCAACACACATACAAAATTTAGAACCGCTTGGCCTCATAAAAGCCAAAGCAAAATGCCTAGAGTGTTCCCACCGCCAAAAACTTGGTTTACTGTTGTGAGGAATCCTTATGCAAGATATCACAGTTGGTTTTACTATCAACAAAAACTTGACCAACGTATGCATGACGGACTTGAGGATATTAAGAATAACAATAAAGAAGACCTAGCAGAAAGATTACTCTACTGGGATAAGGCTACTCCACTAAGCGTTTTAAAAGACATAGACAGGTTGTTACACAAAGGTGGACATTGGAAAGACATGTGTAGAATAATTAAAAGCAGTCAGTGGGAGTATATTGTAGGAAGTCAAGCAATGATATTTCAAGTTGAAAAAATGGATAGACTATGGCAATGGCTTAAGGAACTTGGTACCCATGTTGAACCTCGTCGTAGTTTAGTTAATGACGACAAGCAAGGTAGTTGGCAAGATTTAAACGAAGAAGTATTAGAACTAATATTTCAAAGATATAAACGTGATTTTAGAAAACTAGGCTATAAGCGTATTACTAAAGACCTTTCGTCTTAACTTTTTTAGCGGCATATTCATGTGGCTTTTTTAATTTTTCTCTAGCAATATCTGCCTTAGTGTAATTTTTTACATCATGCCACCAAGTATTATCTTTGTGTTGGAAGTTCTTTTGTATGTCTTTTGCTAGACTTTTACCTACTTCTTTACGAAATCCTTTAAGGTGGTCCATATATTGACCTAGCACACTATTAATAAAAATATGTCCGCTGGCTTCTGGACTGCCTAAATCGTTAAACTTAACTTCTTGTTGTTTGAATTCTTCTACTAGTTCGCCGTAGATAAAACTGTCGTGCGTTTCTTTGTGATTAAAGATATCATCGCTTTCATATATCCAACGCCACTTTGTCATAAAGTCTTTGAACCGAGGATGGTGCCGATTAAACATCATCCAACCACATTCGGGCCAAGTAACTCTTCCCAAGTGAGTAGATAGTTGCTTTTTACCAGGTGCAATGCTATGTAAAAAATCCAATGGCATAGGAGTATGTGTTCTTACATCTCCGTCACACCAAATGAATATGTCCGTATTACAATGTTCAGCCCAATGCCAAAGTGCAAATACTTTATTAGCAAATCTACTTGCGTCCCATAAAAAACTTTTAAGTGTTTTGTCTTTATTCCAGCCATGTGCATGTGGATTGTCTTTGTGTTTTTCTTGACATGCTTTAAGTTCTGGCAATGTTT